AGACCTGTTGAAACACCTCGTTTTCGAGGATCTCGCGTGCCCGGTCGCCGTTGTAAATTCGCTGTTCAAGGGTCATTTCTTCATCTGCCGCAGCAGCTTTCGGTTGATCTCGACCAGCCGCAGGATCTGTGCGTCCTGCTCCTGAATCCGCGCCGTCTGCTCTTCCACGATGCGCAGCCAGATCGGGTCGATCAGCTCCAGATCCTTGAAACTGCCGTTCATGTCCGAGACGAACGTGGACGAGTTCATATCAATGCGTGAGCGTTCACGAGGTCAGGCGACAAGCGCCTCGATGCTGGTGCGGACGCCCGACGTGTCCGCGTTGTAGAAGACAAGCGTCTCGATGTTGGCGGCAAGCGGGAAGGACGCCCCGTTATTGCGTGCACCGATGTTGATGTTGTTGGTCGAATAGTTCCCGGTCTGCTCGGTGGCGCCTGAGGACGTTGCCGCCTGGAAAACGCCATTGGTGTACATGACTTCCTCATACTGCCCAACGATCGAGCGATCGAACAGCCAGGTCATCTGTGACATGACGGTCGGGCGGGGGAAGTTCTGCGTCCGGTTGTTTGTCGTTGGAGCGTTGCTGGAACCCACCCAGATAACAGATGTGCTGCCATAGACGACAGCGGCCTGCCCGCTATCCCACGACGCACTTGCCTCGATGAAGATGCTGCCATTCACGGCGGAGGGAATCAGCGCCTTCGTGTACACCTGGAATTGCGGCGTCCCGAGCGTCAGAGACGTAATCCTCAAAGCGTCGTTGGCCCCGTCGAAAATCAGGCTCCCGTCGATGGTCCCGGCATTCACGATCCGAGGCTGATTCGCCGCGGTCGCCTGAACCGCGTTGAAGCCGCCGCCCGTCTGGTCGTAGAACGTGGTGACGTAGGCCGAGTTGGAGCCGACGAACGTCGCGAGGCTGGCAGTGTCCAGATTCCCGCCAACAAAGCCGATGTCCTGCTCGGCGTTATCGCTTGAGCGGCGCACCCGGATGGAAACCGTCGCCGTGCTGATCTGCTTGCGCAGGGACAGGACCGACTTCGGGGCAACGGAAATCAGATCCAAGTAGGGGATCGTCGCGCCTGCACGGCGCATCCTCAGTGCAGCAAAAGGCATCATTGATCAAGCCTCCTGAGCGACAGCCACGACATCGAGCTTCGTATCGGCAGCGTTCCAGATGCACCCGAGATACAGTGTCTTGCCGACGACTGTCGTCGTTGGGAGCGTCACGCCAATGGCGCGGTACTGTGTGCCATAGGTGATCGCCCACGCTGTGCCGTTATCCTTTACCCGGATTGCGATTCCGAGCATGTCGATAGCTGTACCGGTCGGATTCGACAGCGTTAGCGCTGCAGCTTGAGCCGTGATCTTTACGGCATCGTTCGAGAACGTCGGAACGACGCTTGTCGCAGACGTGACCGACTGGACATTCGGCGTGCGGGCTTGCTTCAGATCGAGCGCGGCCTGCAGGTCCGTCTGGCTCGACAGCGTGCCCGTGACCGAACCCCATGCAACCGACCCAACACCACCCGGCGCAACCTGCCATGTCGGGGCCACCCCTGCGCCGTTGCTCGTGAGCACGTAAGTGGCAGTGCCCGCAGCGAGTCGCCCCGCAGCCCCCGATGTTCCTCCGACGATCAAATCGCCGATGGTCGTCATCGGGTTGGTGAAGCCGGATGACGAAACCTTCCACGACGGCGCAACCCCCGCGCCGTTGCTCGTCAGCACGTAGTTGACCGTCCCCGCGGCCAGGCTGGTCGGGATGCCAGAAGCACCGCCGACGATCATGTCCCCGATGGCCGTCATCGGGTTGGCAGCGCCCCATGAACCGGCATATGCAGTGCTCATGCCCACCCATACGCCGCGGGTCATTCGCTCACCCCGCTAGATTTGGCCGAAAGCGTGGCGGTCGCGGCCTTCGTCGCCGTGTCGTTCACCTTCACCGCGGCTTGGATGTTCGCCACCTCGATGGCCGTCGCCGACTTCAGTTGCTCGATCTGCCACTTCAGATCCTGCTCGCGCTGGTGGGCTTGATCGGCGTACTGAGCCTTGATCTGCTCCAACTGCGCCGCCTGCTGCATCTCCAGCGTCTTCTGCTCTGCTTCCGAGCGCTGGCGGTTGTTGTCCACCTCGGCCTGCATGCTCATCTTCAGTTGTTCAAGCTGGGCTTCGTGCTGGCGGTCAGCCTCGGCGGCCTGCATCTGATACTGCGTCTTCATCGCCTCGATCTGGGCGTTCGCCTGCATCTCTGCTTGCTTGCCCTGCGCGCCGGCCTGGATCTTCATGTTCTCCAGTTGCATCTGGCCCTGCATCTGAGCCTGCAGCTTCTGCTGCTCAGGATCGGGCTTCTGAGGCGGCGGATTCTTCTCCGGGTCGTTGAAATACTTGTCCGGGTTCTTATTGCCCATCAGCTTGGCAATGTCGGACTGCAGGTTGTAGACGTTTTTCGGGGTCGAAACACCGATCGCCATCGCATGCGCCTGCTGCTGGCCAAGAGCCATGAGCTTCTGCACCTGCTCATCCTTGGAGCCGATGCCCAGGCCGACGTTGATGTTCACGTCGAACTTGTTGCGCCACTCCCGCGGGTCCATGTCCACCCACTGCCCGGCAATGCGGATCTCGACCTTCTTGTCCTGGTGCTGGCTGGTCAGCTTCAGCATCATCTCGAACAGCTCGCGGAACCCTTCGGCGAACTGCCGGGCGATGAGGTCCGTGCGCATGTCACCCTTGTTTGTGATGATCTGCACGCCCGTGGCGGTCTGGTTCAGCGCTTTGGAGTCATTCCCTTGCGAGTAGCGCGTCCAGCCGGTGCGCTGCTCAAGGTCCATCTCCTGCCACTCCATCATGTGCGAGGAGGAGCCCATGTCGCCCATGCCCTGGTCCAGCCGGCCTACAGCATTCGGCTGATCCACGCGGACGATACCGCCAGGGCGCGAGGTCAGCAGGTCGTCCAGATTGACCTGGCCGTTGACCGCGTAGTAACGGCCGTTCACCTGCAGGAACATATTGTCGAGCTGCGCCCGCAGGATGTTCGTCTTGGTCTTCTGCGCCTCCATCGACAGGTCAGCGATCGACAGGCCAAAGAACTTGTGCGGCATCGGCACCGGAGTGATGGAGATGAACGGGGAGCAGTCCACCTCCTCGTTGTCCAGCAGTTCGTTCCCGGCGATCACCACCTTGCGAAGCTCTGCAATGCCGTCGCCGTCGTAGTCGCACCTGATATACAACTCGTTGAGCCACACCACCCGCTGCGAGTCATCGCCCGGGTTGTCCTGCACACCCAGCGAGGCGAATTCGTCGTCGTATCCCAGCCGCTCGACCCGCTCAGCATTCAAGGAAGCCGCAGCATCGTCGGACCCGATGTTGTCCACATTCTTGTAGCCCATCGAGCGCAGTTCGCTCAGCGTGCGCGGCACCCGATGGCCGGTCATCCGAGCCGTTGCGATGCTCTTGCCCTCCCGGCTGATCAGGAATTCCTCGGGCGGCACATTGTCGATCTGCAGCTTCCCGCCCTTGAGCGAGCGCTTGAACGACACGTCGTACAGCATGGCAGGCGGTTGCTGCTCGATCTGAGCCAGCTTCTGCTGCATCTGCTGGACAGCCTGCATCGCTTGCTGCTGCTGCGGACCCGGCTGCTGCGCTGCCTGCATGGCCTGCTGCATCTGCTGCGTGATCTGCTCGACAGCCTCTTGGCGGTGCTTGGCGTCTTCCTCGTCCGGGTAGCTGGCCTGGTCGATCGGCTCCACCTCGGGGTCTTCGAGGATCTGGGCCAGTTCAACTGCGCTCAGCCCCTTGTACTCTTCGCGCTTCTCCTCGGCCCGGGTGTCCCAGTAGACCTTGATGATGCCGTTCTTCTGCAGCAGCGCGTCATCGAACCATGCGCTGGTGATCGCAAAGCCATTGTTCTTCTTCAGGAACAAATAGTTGAGGTAGTCGGTGCATTGCTGCGCCTTCGTCTCGTCATCCCTGCTAGCCGGCTCAAACTCCACCACCGTGTCGCCGCCGACGAACTTCGCCATAAGCTGCGGCTTCATGGACATGATCGTGTTGCGCACGTCCGTCGAAACGACCGAAGACCGGCCGTCGATCTCAGGCGGAGCTAGATCCTCCTTAGCCTCGCCAAGGAAGTAAATCTGAGCCTTGCGGCGCTGGTCGGCAAGCTTTCCACCGAAATACCCCACCGATTGGCGCAGTTCACCCATGGCTAGCGCCTTGAGTTCGTCGTCAGTAAGAGGGGTCGGTTTTGCCATTTGTGGGTCGCTTCGCAGCGATGCCTTGTGTTCGTTTATGTCTGTTTGAAGGACTGTGCAGCGATGTCGAACCAGACTTTCTTGTAGTCATCGCCAGCAATCGGCCAAGCTTGTGTATCGCCAGCCCATCGGAGCCACCAGATTTCATGCAGTCGCTCTGCAAGCGTCCAGATTTGCTCTTCGTCAACCGAGTAGTTCAGCCCGCATTGATAACATTCGACGTTCATCGGCTCCCCATCCTTTGCGTCCAAGATCCGAGATGCGACCAACGGAATCCACATCAGCGGTTCCCCAGGAACGGGTAGTTCAGAGCCTTCGTGTGCTCGTCGTTGCCCATCTGCTCGACGGCCATCGCGGCATATCTGAAGCAGTCCGCGCCGTGCGAGAACTCGTCATGCAGCGGGGCGCCAGGCTCCCGGGTCTTTTCGTTGATCGACCGCTGATAGCGCTTCAAGCACTCCAGCAGCCGGCCGGTCTTGTCCTTGTCGAAGTACACCCGCGGGAACATCATCCGGGCGGCCTTGATGCCCTCTTCGACGTTCTCAGCCGGCAGCACCACGACCCGCCTCTGCATGGCCCTGAGCGCTTCTTCCGTGCTCTTGCCGGTCTGCGTGTTCTTTGCCCGGCCGTCATGGGGGATGAAGTCAGAACCCCAGCGATACGGCCGCTTCTCGATCTGCCCCACATACCAATCCAGCGTGTGGTGGCTGTCCTCGATGTAGTCGATGCACCGAACCTCGGCCCCTGAGCGCTGCCAGAAGCCGATCGTCATGGCGTCGTTCCAGCCCAAGTCCCAGACGGTATGCACCTTCAGAAGCGGGTCATACGGCACCTGCCGCACCCGGTTCTCTTCGTACAGCCGTTCAACCTCATGCCGATAGATCGCGCCCTCGGACACCCGCTTGGGCTGGCCGCCCCAGATGTTGGGGTAGTTGTCAGGGTCTCGCCTGAGCGTCGATTGGCGCTCCTGCTCCAACTCCGGGCCGAACCAAGGGTTATCCGTCCAGTTCATCTGGACGACGAATGCGCCCGGGTCTGGGTTGGCGACGAACCGCTGATAGGTCTCGTCCGTCTCCATGTCCGGGTTGAACGTGATCCAAATCTCAGACCCGGCCTTGCGGATCGTCGGCGTCAGGATGTCCCAAGAGCGCTTGGTAACCGTCTGCGCTTCCTCGATCCAGCAGATGTCGCAGCCCTCAAAGGACTTGATCGACTCCACCGTGTGCGTGGCCAGGCCAGCGAACAGGAACAGCGAGCCATTCTTGCCGCGGATCTCAGTCTCTAGAACCTCGTAGTGCCCGCCAAGCCCCATGGCCTGGATCTGGTCACTCAATAGCCGGTGGACCGAATCCTTGATCGACTTCTGCACTTCCCGAGCGCACAGCACCCGCATCGGGCTCTGGGCTGCTTGGATGAGCAAAGCCCGGGCGAACCCCCAGGACTTGCCCGACCCACGCCCACCGTGCGCCACCTTCAGCCGGTTCGGGGTGAACAGCGGCTGAAGCTTCTCCGGGAGTTGGACGTTCATTTGACACCGATGAACTCGACCCGCAGGCTGTGATCGATCGGACCGCCGCCCTCCCCGGTGTGCTCAATGGCAGCGAGGCGCGGGTGCATGTACGGCGCGGCATCCTTGGCGAACCCTGCAGCCTTCTCCAGATCCCCGCCCTCCCGGAAGCTGTTCATCGCCTCCAGGATCACTTCAAGCGGCGTGATGCCCGATGCAGCCGCCTTGTCAGCGATTGCACGAGTCTTCGCCGTGGCGGACCCAACCTTGCGCCCAGCTCCCTTGCGAGCACCGCCGCGCTTTGATTGGGTTTGATTGTTTTCGGCCATTCAAACACCATGACCAAGTTCGCGCATCTCACGCATGACCGCGGCCCGCTCCTTCTGCTCTTTCGTGAGGGGGAACGCGGGGATACGTGCGGCCTCCAGGCTGGCGAGGTACAGGTCAGCCTCTGAGCCGGGCTCGACCGGTCCGCCTTCGTGGGCGTGGATTTCGCTGATGCGCGTGATCATGGTTTGTCCTGTTCGAGTGCCTTGCGGCTTGTTCGAGTTGATGAACGCCCCTT